GTGTGAGGGATGATATGAGCTTAGACACGTTAGTAAATAAAGTGGAACAATGGCACCATGACCGTAACTTAATAAAAGGTTCAACAGACCACGCCCAGTACGTGAAACTTATAGAGGAAGCAGGTGAGTTAGCAGGTAATATCTCACGTGGTAAAGATGTACGTGACGACATAGGTGATATGATCGTAGTGTTAGTTAATATAGCCGCCCGTAATGGGCACAACCTACACAACTGTTTAGAAATAGCATTTGACGACATAAAAGACCGTAAAGGTCGTATGGTAGATGGAGTGTTCATTAAAGAAAGTGACTTAGGCACACCCAAATAAAAGGAAAACAAACATGTCCAAACTTCGTAAACTGTTTACCAACACGGAAGTATTTAATGCTATAGACAGCACTAAAAACGACCGTCAGGCAGCAGCGCAACTGTCTACCATTGGTAGAGGTGAAATATCAAAGCAACTTATGCGTTATTGGCGCAGACAGTTAACAGAAATAACTAAAAAGAACGGTGAACCTCTCAATGGTAGTGGCTCACTAGACCGCAAGATTCGTAATGAAGAAATTACATTACGTAATCGTACAATTAACGATGATGACCGTACTTGTAAGAGTAAAGAGAATAATCGACGTATATTGATTATCCCTGACCAACATGCACCATATCATCATCAAGATGCTTTAGAATTCTTAATTGCAGTAGCAGCTAAGATTAAACCAACACGCGTAGTCAACTTAGGTGATGAAACAGACGGACATGCACTATCAATGCACGACTCTGACCCATCATTAGACTCAGCTGGTGTTGAACTATCTAAAGCACGTGAATTCATCGGAGCGATGGAACGTATATTCCCAGTAATGGATATCTGTCATAGTAATCACGGTAGCTTAGTATACCGTCGAGCATTTAAGTCAGGTATTCCAGCGGAATATATCAAATCGTACCGTGAAATACTCTTCCCTAGCGGTAAGGGTCAAGGCTGGGAGTGGAAAGACAAACACCGTATAACTTTACCAAACGGTGAGGACGTTATCTTCCAACATCAGTCGGCTGGCGACACGTTGAACAACGCAGGACACGAAAGAGCTAGTATAGTGGAAGGTCATGAACACGGGAAATTCGAAATACAATACCGTAGTTCAACAACAGCACTGTACTGGTCTTTAATATCTGGTTGTTTGATTGATCCTAAAGCCTTGGCCTTTGCCTACGGGAAATTGTTCCCTAAGAAACCTTTATTAGGTTGTTCGGTCATTATTGACTCTATCCCTCGCTTAATCCCAATGGAATTAGATGAACGGGGGCGGTGGACAGGTAAACTAAATGGACTTTAAAATGACTAATAGTGGCTATACCGTTGAATGTAATAGTATAGCTATTAGTAAACCTACACATATGAGTGATGACTATTGGTTCAAGTATGAGGCTCCCCGAGTGGGGAAGTTTTACGGTGGTAGTAAGACTAGGAACCTATACGGAGAAGGATTCAAGAAAGTTACTCACGGAGTTGAAGAGATGGAAGATGGTTGCGGTTCAGGCGCATGTGCTATCTAATTTTAGTAGTGATTCTATGAGTCACTATTGTAAATTAAATAGGAGATTACTATGAGCGATGACGAATTAAAGACTATCATAACTACACTACAACGTGGTGATTATGATAAAACAGATATAATTACAGCTTGGCTAGCTTTAGAGCAATTCCAAGAATTACGAGCAGACTTAAACGTATTATTTGGAGGTTAACATGGGTTGGATTGGAACATTATTAAGTGGCATCGTGTCACCAATAACAGGACTATTATCAAAGAAAAGTGATAATAAAACAGCATTACGAGCACAGCAAGTTGAAAGACTTATGAACTCAGATGATAAGACGGGCGAGTTAGAGACTATCTTATCGGAAGGTATGAAATATTCATGGAAAGATGAGTACTGGACTATTGTATTATCAATACCAGCTATAGCTTGTTTCTTCCCAGAAGCCGCACCACATGTTGCGCAAGGTTTTATAGTATTAGCAACAATGCCAGAATTCTTCCAGTATTGGTTAGGTATTTGTGTATTAACATCATTTGGATTAAGGATTACAAAGTAATATGAACATATTTACATTCGATTTAGAAGTGGAGAATCACCGCTACAATAAACGCCTAGCTGGTCCATTCTGCCCTGACAACTACGTTGTTCAAATCGGGTGGCAAATGAACGCTGGCAAACCACAAGAGACATACTATGATGCTTATCATCGTGAACCTGTCTTACCAGTGGAAGAAATTAACAAACTACAAGCTGGTGATTACATCAATGGATTTAACATCAAGTTTGATTTACTATGGGTATGGCGTGAGCCGTGTCTAATAGCTGCATTCAAACGCGGTGTACGTATCTTTGATGGTCAATATGCTGAGTATATGCTTGGTGGTATGACACAAGACGTACAAATGGTATCAATGAATAGCGTAGCCGAACAATATGGCGGTGGCTGTAAAGTAGATGCAGTAAAAGAAATGTGGGAGAATGGAGCTTTAACTAGTGAGATTCCTCGTGGGCTATTAACAGAATACTTAATTGGTGATGGTGCTGAGATTGTTGGTGATGTAAAGAATACATTCCTAATCATGGTAGGTCAGATTAAACGTATGCGTGAAGAGATGCCTAAAGAATTCCGTAAGATGCTTGCATTCCGCTTTGACGGACTATTAGCTACAACTGAAATGGAATATAACGGTATGTACGTTAACCAAGAAGTTGCAGAGACAGAGCGAGTTATCTTAGACCGTGACTTAAAAGTCGCTAAAGAAGAATTAGAAAACTTCATTCCAGAATTACCACCAGAGTTGGTATTCAATTGGGGAAGTTCAACACAGAAATCATGTCTAATATTTGGTGGTACTGTTAAGTATCCTAAATGGACTATCACACCTGACGAAGACGGTAATACTTGTTATGTACAACAGACTATTAAAGAACCAGTATTAAATGACGACGGGACTCAATATTTATATAAATCAGGACTTAACAAAGGACTAGGTAAAACTAAGAATGTTCAAGTCAATGATTTAACTAAGCCCAAAGGTAGTATAAAAGACCACTTCTTTAAATTTGAAGGTTACACTAAACCAAACCCTAGATGGATTGGTAAAGCAACCGACGCAAAGGGTGAGCCATTATACTCAACTGATGGAGACACAATCAAAGCACTATCTCTTAGAGGTGTACCATTCACTGATGCACTTGCTAAACATACATCTTATAGTAAAGATTTAAGTACTTACTATTGGACAGAAGACAAACATGGTAAACGTAAAGGTATGTTAACCTTAGTTGGTGATGATTCTATTATACATCATGCACTAAACCATACTAGTACCGTTACTGGTCGTATGAGTAGCTCTAACCCTAACCTACAGAATATCCCTCGTGGTAATACATCTAACGTTAAAAAGATGTTTACTTCACGTTTCGGTACTGATGGACGTATGGCAGAAATAGATTACTCACAACTAGAAGTAGTTATCCAAGGTATGTTAACTAAGGATAAACAACTATGCGAAGATTTAAACAACCGAGTAGACTTCCATTGTAAACGTCTAGCTGCAAAACTAGGTGAATCATATGAAAGTGTACTACACAAATGTAAGGTATTAGAAGATGAACACTATGGCGCGATGCGTACAGGGGCTAAAGGCTTTTCTTTCCAACGGGCCTATGGCGCAGGAGTTGCAACTATCGTTGAAGCTACAGGAATGTCAAAGTCTGATGTCGAATCCCTTATACAAGCCGAAGAGACTCTCTATCCGACAGTACAAAACTTTGACAAGGAACTTGAATTGCATATCAATAATAATGCAACAAGAACAGAAGCAAAGATATTCCATAACGGTATTGCGTTCACTCAGAAAGAATCTGTATGGGATTCACCGACTGGTACACAATACAAATGGAAACAGGGCATCACACCTGACTTTATGCATGAGCGAGGTAAGTACACTGGTTTCAGTCCTACTGAAAGAAAGAACTACCCAATGCAAGGAGAAGGTGGTTTTGTAATGCAAACGATGTTAGGTAAGGTATGGAGACATTTCGTAGCTAACGATAACTTTAACAACGAAGTACTACTAGTAAACAGTGTTCATGATTGTTTATTACTAGATGGTACAAACGATAACATATTAAAACCAGTACGCGAAGCCGTACATAAGATATTAGAAACAGTTCCACAGGTATTCAATGATGCATACCCAGAACTTAATGTAACAGTTCCTTTCCCAGCAGAAACGGAAGTGGGACATGATTTATTCACAATGACAGTACAACACTTAACACAGGATTAACTAAATGAGCTTAAATTTAAACGCGATCAGCCAAGCGGCTGTAGAATCAGACAATACCTCAGTAGACTCAAGCAATGGTGGTTTCAAGAAGCCAGTACCAGTAAAAGGACCTACGCTTGGTCGTATCCGTGAGTACGTAGAACTAGGACAGTTTGCACCAGATGAACGTGGTCAAGCACTAGGTTACAGCGCAGCATATAAAGGCTACTTAATTGTAGAATTATTGCATAAGAAACATCAATACGAAATGGGTGACAAGACTGTTCCTCATGAAGTAAAAGTATTCTTTAATAAAGGTGTTAAAGCAACATCTAACTACAAGAAACTATTCAAAATGATTAACGTAGCGACAGGTGGCACAGCTAAGACTTTCGTAGACTTACTAAACAAACCTTTCAAAGCTAAAATTGTACATAACGTTGTAGGTACTGGTGAAACTGCTAAGACCTATGCAAACCTTGAGAACTATGATGCACCAGAGCGTGAGAACGACGATGGCGATATGGTTCCAGTAATCGTACCAGAATTGAGTAAACCTATCCGTTTATTCTTATGGGAAAACGCTACCGTTGACGACCAAATGGTTAAAGACATGTGGGAATCTATCTTCATTGATGGTTCATATACTAAGAATGCTGGTAAAGATAATGAGACACAAGAAACTCTTAACTTTGACCAAGCTCGTATCATGACTAACCTTAAATGGGAAGGTTCACGTACTCAGGAATTAGTAGCTAATGATGGTATTGATTTAGATGCCACATATGATATGCCTCCTGAAGTAGATGGTGACAACGACGAAATGCCTTCATTAGACGATTAGGATATAATATGGACTTAGCAGCGATAAGTAAATCAGCTGCCGAGTCTGCTATCACTGAAGCGTCCTTCGTCCTAGGACGGGTACTTCAGTATGACGCAGATTTTGGTTGTTACGAATGTGCATGGTTGGATAAATCAGTAGCAGATAATATTGATACCCTGATGAAGCATATAGATATTAAAAGACAAATGGCTGGTGCAGAATACGTAAACGTTCATATCACATTAGGTATGAAAGGTGGTCGTGAGCAAATGGCAACAGTTAAACCGTACCAAGAACAACGTGGTAAACGTGACCCATTACTAACAGAACGTGTAGCAGCACTAAGAAACTTCTTAGCTAACTATGACACAGATATTGTAACTCCAGTAGCTAATTTATTACAAGAGGCAGATGACTCCTTAACTCAATTACAAGTATTACGTATTAGAGATTATGGTGTACAAAGTTCAGTTATAATGTCAGGTGACAAAGACTTATGGATGGTAGATGGATTACATTGTGACCAGAAGACAGGTCGTATGTATACAGTTAAAGGTTATGGTAAGACAGAGTACCGTGACGTAGGTAATGTAAAACCTAAACTAATAGGTGAAGGAACCAGTTGGTTTTGGCATCAAATGTTACATGGTGATACAGCAGATAATATTGCAGGATTACCAACACTAACAGCTAAATTATTAAACAGATACTTACCAACTAAGAAATTCAACCCTAAGCGTAAAGATGCGCCATGTGGGGAAGCTAAATCAACAGCAATACTAAATGGTGTTACTAATGATGTAGAGGCTTGTAAACGTGTCTTAGAAGCATACAGTGGTATATACCCTAATGCTAAAACAATGATGATAGAGTCAGCATTCTTATTATGGATGCGTAGAACTGAGAACCCTAAAGATTGTGTAGACTTCTTAAATGAATCAGGACTACATTGTGCAATGAGTATTAACCAAAACCTTAGATTAAAAGAATTCGATAGACTATCAGCAATACAAATTGAGGCGAGTAACGAATGAAATTAAAATACATACTACAAGCAGCATTATGGATTCGCATAATGACATTACCAATATTCTTCTTCCTAGTAGCAGTTGTACATATAGGTAGAAGCGCAGATAGACTTTTATTAGTAGTACACAGCCTATTACCAGATGTAAAACACGACAAGGACACAGAATGAAATTTATAATTGCTATCAATGAAGCAGAAGAGAAAGCTGATGGAACCAAGGGTACAGTTACCTTTGACCATGTTGAAACTAACTCTTTCTGTAAACGAACAAACAGACGTAAGCTACATGCCTATTTAGAGGCCCGTGGTGTACCTAAGAAGCATGTTAAATCTACTATGAAAGCATTAGGCTTTGTAGACAGTGAACTAGGTATTACAGTCAAAGAGCGTAATCACTTATCTCAACGAAGAGAGTATTTAAAAACTATTAAGGCAGCTTAGTATGGCCGTAGTTAGATTAAAGACAACACAAGTAGCAGGTATACTAGCTCAAGTAGTAAAGAAGCAAGGTGGTAAATGTGCCATTTGTGGACATCCCTTTACTCAACGAGATATACCTGTACTTGACCATTGCCATACTAAAGGTTATATCCGAGGTGCTTTACATAATTCATGTAATGGTATCGAAGGACGTATCAAGAAGTTAGCACAACGTGGTCATAAAGGTATTACCTCTGAGAAGTATATAATTGGCCTAGGTAGTTACCTAGAGACACACGTAACACCAAAGTACAACTACATACATCCTAGTCATAAGACTGAAGATGAGAAGCGATTAGAACGTAACAAGAAAGCTCGGTTAAAGAGAGCTAAGGCGAAGTAATGGATATAGCTGAACAAATCAAATGGGAAAGAGAATGTGTTGCCCGTGGTACTGAGAGGTATTACGCCAATCAAGACCGCTTACGTGATACTGGACAATCGGACCAGACTGATGTAGGCAGCTATCTTCTCAAGACCAGACTACAACAAGTAGCTGATAGACTAAAGTTAATGGCGTATGATACTACAGCAGGTCGTGGTAATAAGTACAACAAACTATTAAAACAAGCAGCAGCAGACAATGATTATCTTAAAATAGCTTATATTGGTTTACAACTAGTACTAGAAAGCCAAGTAGATAAGCGTAAGAACAAAGTAGTTAGCATATGTATGAACATTGGTACTCGTTTAGAATCAGACCTAAAGTGTCAGTTATTTGAAACAGAGCACCCAGCATATTATGGTACAGTACTTAAATCATTTAAAACACAAAACATTACAGACTTCACTCACATGCATAAAGTCATGGGTGTTAAGTTCAATGAATTCGATATAAAATGGAAGAGTTGGTCACAACTATATAAAGCACATGTAGGTCAACGTGTTTTAACTGCCATATTAGAAGTATTCGACGATGTACTCTTCATGAACCTTGTTCGTGAGCATCGCAAAACAATTTATAAACTAGATACAACAGCAGAATTTGATACGTGGGCCGCAGAGTTTGAGAAAGAGCGAGGCTTTATGTTTCCATTCTTCTTACCTCTGAAAATCCCTCCTAATGATTGGACTAATAGTAACGTTAACACAGCCTATTATACCCATAAAATCAATGCACAAGTACCTTTCATAAAAACCATGCGTGGTGGACCAAGAAAGTTTACTGAGCAGCACCAACCAACACAACATATACAAGCAATAAACAAACTACAGAAAACACCTTGGAAGATAAATACACAAGTATTTAATGTACAAAGAGAGATTTACGAAAAGAACCTATCAATTGGTATGCCTTCAAGTGAGAAGATTACACCAAGACCTTTCCCAGAACATCTTAAAGATATGGACAAAGTTAATTATACTGAGTCACAGAAAGAAGAAGTTACCTTATGGAAAGAGAGAGCTAAAGCAGCTTATGGTAGAGAGCAGAAACGTAAAGGTCAAGTACTAGGTTACATTAGAAGTAGTAAGTTAGCATTAGAACTATCTGAATGGGATGAATTCTATTTTGCTTATACATGTGATTTTAGAGGACGTATATATTGTGCAACGACAGGGTTATCACCACAAGGTGCTGACACAGCTAAAGGCTTATTATGCTTTGCTAAAGATGTTGTATTAGGTGAGGACGGTATTAAATGGTTAGCTATTCAAGGAGCAAATACTTATGGCGAAGACAAATGCTCGTATTCCGACAGAGTATTGTGGATACGAAACAACGAAGACAACATACGCAGAACAGTTGAAGACCCAATTACCAATAGGGAATTTTGGGGTGGGGCAGATAAACCGTATCAATTCCTTGCTTTCTGTTTTGAATGGGCAAATTGTGGCTATGGGACTAGACCCGAAGCGACTAGTAAAATTCCCGTCGGACTCGATGGCTCTTGTAATGGACTTCAGCATTTCTCAGCAATGTTACGTGATGAAATTGGTGCAAAGGCAACGAACTTGTCAGCATCAGAGATTCCCAGTGACATATACCAGCAGGTTGCAAATGTTACTAGCAGCAAGTTACAAGCAATGGATGACCCAAGAGCAGCGATATGGCTTAGAGTCGGGATTGACCGTAAGTGTGCCAAACGTCCAGTAATGACTTTACCTTATGGGGCAACACAACAATCAGCTAGACAGTATATCATGGAGTATGTAGTAGAGAATTGGGTTAAATTCGATTTAGATGACAAACATCAATTCGACTTAGCAACATTCCTAACACCTATTTTATGGGCATCTATTGGTGAGGTTGTAGTAGCTTCAAGAGGTGCTATGGATTGGTTACAGAAGAATAGTAAAGCAGACTTTATGAAATGGTTAACACCAATAGGTTTCCCTGTATACCAACACTATCAAAAGCAGAATGCTGTAGAGGTACGGACACAGTTAAACGGTGGGTGTAGACTATGGGTACAGAGCTTTGAAGATGCAGAACCAAGTAAACGTGGACAACGTAATGGGATTGCACCAAACTTTGTACATTCTATTGACGCAACACATATGGTAATGACTATAAACTTAATGGCTGATGAGTGTTTAGCAATGATTCATGATGATTATGGAACACATGCTGGTCATACACAGAAGTTATTTAAGGGAATTAGAACAGCATTTCATGCACTATACACAGAACATAACCCAATCGAAGACTGGGCAAAACAAGTAGAAGCAGATTTAGAAACTATACCACCAGTAGGTAACTACGATATTAGTGAGATAGTGAACGCTGACTACTTCTTTGGATAGCCTTCTACTAGAAGAGAACTATATGATTAGAAAAGATAATAGTCCCGTAAATAATTTAGCGCATACTAAAGACCCAAGAGGTTTAGTTAAGCGTGATTTAGAACATTTGGCACAAGTATATAAACAAAGGCCCATTAAACCAACCATGACCCAAAATGAAATTATGTTTCAAGCAGGTCAACAGGATGTTATTCGGTATATCACAGATAAAATGGTGATGTAATGGATATTACTTTAATGGGGAGTTGGGAACAACTAACCGTTACAGATAGACGCGATGCAATAATGGAACTGGAATATAGCATGAAAGCTTTAGAAGGTGAACAAGGTATCGAGATAGAACCAGTAGAATATCACTGTAACGGTGTGTATGCCAGAGAGATTAGAATACCTAAAGGTACAGCTCTAGTTGGTGAAATACACTTACAGGACCAGATTAACGTAGTATCGCAAGGAGTAATCCGAGTGTTTACAGAAGAGGGTGTACGTACAATTAAAGCACCTTCAACTTTTATATCACCAGCTGGTACTAAACGAGCAGGTTACGTTATAGAAGATACGGTATGGACTGTATTTCATGGAACAACTAAAACGAGCGAAGAGGAAATTAGGAAAGAGTTTATAGCTCCTGATTACCATTCTTTAGATAAACAATTGGAGCATACAAAATGAGTTGGATAGCAACCGCAATTATAGGTACGGCAGCTCTACACGTCGGTACTGCCGCACTACAACGGAAAGCATCTAGGAAAGCTGAGAAACGGGCTGAAGCAGATGCACTAGAAGCAGATAAAGCAGCACGTAAAGCTGAAGCATTCGCAGAAACAGAAGGCGAAGGTCAAGGTTCAATAGCTAATATATCACTAGAAGTCGATGATGAACTTGAGCAAGATAAGAAAGTTTCGACGGTGAGGATTTAATATGAACTCAGTAGAACATGAGCAGAAATATCTGACAGGTGATTATTTACTTAAAGGTGAATACTACATCGAGTCAGCAAAACGTGAACAAACATTAACTCGTTCAGAACGTTATGCAGGTTGGACAATACCAACTGTATTTCCAGATGACCCGTTAACAGGTGATGATGAATTCCAAAACGATTTTCAGTCAGTAGGCGCACAAGCAGTTAATAACTTATCTAATAAGATTATGATGGCATTGTTCCAACCTTCAAGACCTTTCTTTCGTTTGACATTGACTCCTGAACAAGAACAAGAAGTACTAGCTGAGAATATCGGCATGAACTCTACGATGATTGAAGAAGCACTTGCTGAAGGTGAGCGTGGTTCAATGCGTGAGTTAGAAAAGATTAATGCACGAGTAACAATGACTGATTGTATTCAACAGTTAATTATTACAGGTAACAGCTTGCTGTATATGCCAGAAGATAACACTATGCAATCATACTCTATTAGAGATTATGTTATTGAGCGTGACCTTCGTGGTAATATGGTAAAGATTATTATAAGAGAAACTAAATCAATCACAAGTCTAAGTGACGAAATGGCTACAATGGCTATGGAAGCAGGTATGACTATGACAGGCGAAGCTACAATCTATACTGCAATACAGAAAGTTGGTAAAGACCAATTTGTTGTATGGCAAGAATTAGAAGATTTATGCTATTGTCATGTAAGTGTTGGTCGTTATAAACAAGATGAGTTACCTTGGATTCCATTAACATGGACTCTAGCACGTAACAAAGATTACGGTACTGGTTTAGTAGAAATGTACTCAGGTGATTTTCATACCTTATCTACATTAGCTGAAGCAATATTAGATTATACAACCATTATGACTGACGTTAAAGTATTAGTAGACCCTACTGGTATGACTAATGTTAGAACTATTAATGAAGCATCAAGTGGTGACTATGTACACGGTCGTGAAGAAGATTTATATGTCCATACAGCAAATGTACAAGCTGGTGCAGACTTCTTAACAAATCAATTTATGACAGTAGAACGTAGAATCGCAGCAGCATTCCTTCTAAATAACTCAGTGACGCGTGATGCAGAACGAGTAACAGCAGAAGAGATACGAATGCAAGCACAAGAGTTAGAAAGCTCTTACGGTGGTGTATACTCACGATTAGCTACAGATTTACAGCTACCATTAGCGAAACGTTTAATAACTAAATTTGACCCAGTGTTAAAAGATATTGAACCTGTTATTGTTACAGGCTTAGAATCATTATCACGTAACTCAGAGTTAGATAGAACACGAGCATTCTTTAGTGACTTAGTTCAATTAGCTGACGTACCAGAACAAGTAGCAATGCGAATTGACTACAGTAAACTTATAACTATGTTAGGTGCAGGTCACGGTATTGATTATAAAGACTTATTAAAAGATGAGAAGCAAGTACAAGCAGACCAACAAGCGGCAGCAGCTCAACAGGCGCAAGCGGCTGGTATGGAAGCTGGTGCAGTTAACCAAGCAACAGGACAAGAATAATGACAGATAACGTTGAAAATGCTCCAACAGAGCAACTCTCTCCCAACGAAAACTGGACAGAAGATTCACGACTAGACTCTAACGGTAACCCACTTGAAGTGGCTCCAGTAGAAGAAGTCGTAGAACCAGTTACAGAAGAACCAAAAGAAGAACCAACAGAAGAAACTCCAAGTGAAGATGAACCAGCGGTATTAGATGAGACTGAAGTAGTCACAGAAACCCCTAAGTTCGATTCATCAGCAGCGGAACAAGTTCGTTCATTCTTAACAGATGCAGGTCTAGTACCAGCAGATGTAGCGGCAGCAGTAACAGAGAATAATGGTGAAGTAACACCAGAAATCTTGAAAGCTCTAGTAGAGAAACATGGTGAAGGTGTAGCTAGTTTAATTAAAGATAAACTAACTAACTTACACGAATCAAATGTCAATGCTTCTAAAGCAGCAGACAGTAAGATATTTACACAAGTAGAGAAAGCATTTGAAGGTATGACTGAGCAATCAGGTTCAGATACATTCAAAGAATTAGCTACATGGGCCAAAGATAATATGTCAACCGCAGACCGTGGTGATATTAATAAACTATTAGCCCAAGGTGGAAAGGCAGCAGAGTTAGCTGTTAATTCACTAGTACAAAGTTTTAAACAATCAGACTCATTCGTATCTACCCCTGCTAAATTATTAGTAGCTGACGACACGACATCCGAGTATGGTGGCAAGCCATTAGACAAAGCAGGATATGACCGTCAATTACGTAAACTAATGACAGACGGGCATGACTACGATACTAGTCCAGAAATTGCATCATTAAACAGCCGACGTTCAAAATCACTTAAACGCGGTAACTAAACTAATTTAGGAATAATATTATATGTCTATCATAGGCCAAGCAGTAGCAGCAGATCAAGTACGTTCAGGTCACCAAGGCGGTGTCGATTCAGGTAACGTAAACCCACTTTACATCGAGCAATACGGTGGTGAAGTAGAACATCGAATCCTTAAAGATTCATTCATGCGTCAGTTCTTTAAATTTAAGACTGTTCGTGGTACAGATACCATTACTAACGACCGCGTTGGTTCTAGTTCTTTACAGAAAGTAGCACGTGGAATCCGTCCTACTGATAATTCACCTACATTCGATAACATCTCTATCAAAGTAGATACTATCGTTTTAGCTCGTACTAACGAATTCGTTTTAGACGCATTCTTATCACACATTGATACTCGTAAAGAAATCGGTGTTGAGCATGGTAAAGAAATCGGTAAATTCTTCGATGAGTCTTTCTTGGTTCAAGGCATCAAAGCATGTCAAGTAACTAACAAAACTCCAGATGGCAGCTTATTCGGTGGTTGGGAAGGTTCAACTCCTGCTAACATCGTACGTACAGCTCCAGAAGGTTTCCAAGGCGGTACTACTCAAGTATTAGCTGGTGTTGGTGATGAACTCGATCCTGATTTACTAGAACTTGCTATCCAAGATTTATGTCAGAAAGTTGAAGAGAAAGATGTTGAAATTTCTGAAGCGGTACTTCTAGTACGTCCAGCTCAGTATTATGCTTTACTACGTAACAGCAAACTTATTTCACGTGACTTCAGTTCAATGAACGGTGACTACGCTAAAGGTGATGTATTAGAATCTTGTGGTGTTCGCATCCAGAAAACTAACCGTTTCCCTAAAGCTGGTGATGTTGGTGTAACCCACTTCCTATCAAATGCTGGTAACGGTAATGCGTATGACGTAACTGCAAACGACCAGAAATGTGTTGTATGTTTGTTAATGCCTAAAGCATTGTTAGCTGGTGAAACTATCCCGTTAACTTCAGATGTTTACTTCGATAAGAAAGAAATGCAATGGTTCATTGATTCTTACTTGTCATTTGCTGTAACTCCTAACCGCGCAGAAATGGCGGCTGGTATCTTCAGCTCAGCAGTAGCATAAGTAAAACTTTAGAAGACCTTCAATGAGGGTCTTTTATAAGTGGTACTATTAAACACTTAGATATATGAACAATTCTGTTTCATATGTCTGTTTTCTTTGCAAAGGAAATTAAAGAATATGAATGAATTAGAAGCAGTACAAATGCTCTTACGAGCCATTGGTTCTAGTCCAGTAAACAGCTTAAATGTTGCACACCCAGACGTTGCTAACGCTCGCGCTTGCCTTAACAGGTTACGTAAAAGTGTACAGAAACGTGGTTGGTGGTTCAACCAAGATTACAATGTTATATACCAATCTAATGCGTTAGGTGAGGTACTTATACCAGAAGCAATCACTAAGTTTGTATCGGACGACGTAAGTTTAGTTAAACGTGGTAGAAAAGTGTATAACACTCAGACACAAACGTTTATCATTGGTGCAGATGTATGCGCCATTAAGACAGTAAGGTCTTTAGAATGGGAAGATATGCCAGCATGTATCCAAGAATACGCAGCCTACTTAGCTTGTGCTCAATTTATCAGTGATGAGATTGAAGACCCAAACAAAGAAGAGAAGTATCAGAGATTAGCAGGTATATCAAAAATAGATGTAGATGAAGAGGATTTAGACTCAGCACGAGTAAATGTATTTAACAATACACGTATCTCAAGAGCACGAGGTGGTGTAATACCATACCAACGTCGTAGCACTCTACGTCCTAATGATTACAGTTAAGGAAAGAACATGCGTATAGAAGGTACTTATAAAACACCTATTCATGGTATTAGTACATTAGCACCAAGAAATAGAGCAGACGGTCAAGCAGAGTTACAAGTGAATTTAAGGTCTGACCCAGTACAAAAATTAACACGTAGACCGTCGTTAGTATATAAAGAGTATCTACAAACTGCATTTTACACAGCAGACAAAATGAAATACCATGAGTATACAAAAGATGGTCAACTATTTAGAATTATACTTAATACAGACAATGGTTTTATTACCTGTTATAAAGGTAGTACAGTATCATTAGCATCTTCAGTAGGACAATTCTATTTACCTAACGGTGATATAGAGATGAAGACTATTGAGAACACTACTTACGTATTAAACAAGAATAAGATTGTTGAGATGTCTACAGCAGTAGATGCAAGTACACCAAAGACTACACATATAAACATTACCTCAGCATTAAACTATGGTGAAAGTGTATCAGTAGGTCTTGGTAGTACTGGTGATTCACCAAAGCTGCTTATAACATATACAGTACCAGATTTAACAGTAGACCTTGATTATGATACAGCAGATAAAGCGAGAGCTACATCAGCAGTAGCAGAAGGTTTAGCAACACTATTAAACTCAACAACAGCTTTCAATGTACTATATAAAGCAGCATCAACAGGTTCATCAGTACTAATAGCACATAAGACATTAGACCAATGGGTTCCAGTATATATTGAATCAGGTCAAGGCGATAGAAGTGTAAAGTTGTTTAGTGAGACTATTGAAGAAACAGATGGTTTACCATTGTATGCTCATCATGGTACTCGTGTAATAGTAAAGCCTAATCCTATTAGTGATAAAGGTACATTCTATTTACAAGCAGAACGTGTCAATGCAGCAGCAGCAACACCATCAACAGAATTCTATGCAGAAGAATGTGTGTGGGTAGAAACTCGTAGTGGTACTGAACCATACGAAATAGATGGACTTACATTACCAATGAGGATTGAATACGATGTAGATACAGATGCATTCACAATAAGTCAAACGGGTTGGAAAGAACGTCGTACAGGTGACGATGAATCATGCCCAGCACCCGAGTTTATTGGTGAGCGTTTATTAGATATTGGACACTTCCAAAATAGATTAGTAGTAGTTTCAAAAGGCATGGTATTCATGACTGAGACAGATGACTATGATAATTGGTGGAAAGCTTCAGCTCTTAAACTATTAGTATCAGACCCAGTAAGTATTGGTTCTAGTGCAGTAGATACAGAAGACATTGAACGTATCACAAACCATAACAGAGACTTGATGTTAATATCTCCTAATGGTCAGTTTAAGATTGATGGTAACGTAGCTGTAACACCACAGAGTGTGAGTATGCCAAAGGTATCTTCATTTGAATGTGCTATAGAAGTACCACCAGTATCTATGGGTACAAGTGTACGTATTGCAATTAATCAAGGACAATCAGCTGGTGTATTAGATTACACAACTAAAGCTGCAACAGAACAAGAACGTGGTGACAACATATCAAAGCATATAGTAGGTATGATTAAAGGTACTATTACTAAAATGGTTGGTAGTGTTAACTCAGATATACTAGTTGCAATGTCAGACTTAGGTGGTACTAATACTCTTTATGTATTTGAACAGTATGATGACCGTGGTAAAGTTATGCAGAACTCATGGAGTACTTGGGAATTCCCAGACGACATTGAAGTAATTGATTTAGTATTCAAAGAAAGTAAATTACGTGTTATAACAAATCATGGTGGAGTAATATCTGAATATGAAATAGATTTATACTCACGTGTAGTTAGTGACACAGATGAAGTCTTCTTAGATTACTTTGTTGCACTACAATCTACAGATGGTCTTTCAGTAGACTTACCAACTAACTATCCTGTACATGCAGATTTAATGTGTGTACGTGGTACTGACTCTGAATTTGAATTGTTCCCTGCTAAGTTTACTAAAGTAGGTGATACCATAACATTTGATGAACCATTGACTACAGGTACAGCATGTACCGTATATATGGGTGTACCAGTTACAGCACGTTATATTCCTACCCGTCCATTTAGACGAGAAGAATCAGGTATAGTTATTACAACTGACCGTGTACGTGTTGCTAGATGGCATTTGAATGTAGTGGATACTCATGAAGTAACTATGCGTATTGACTCAGACTATGTTCAACTAGACGACCAACTATTTCAAGGTAGAGTCGTAGGACGTAATGGTAACATCATTGGTGAGAAGACAGCGTATACAGGTGACGTAACATTTAGTTATTCACAAGATGCTAGTCTAGCTAAAGTAGAATTCAGAACTGAAGGTTACTTAGGATTAACAATTGCTGGCATCTCATGGGATGGTCAGTATTATAAAACAAGTGGGAGAATGTAATGTCCGTATATGCTGGAGCAGTACAGGCTGGTATAGGGTTCGCATCATTAGCAGCTGGTGTTGATACAGCAGAGACAGCAGCAGCTTACAACGCAGCGTTCCAAACGTTGTCAACTAAGATTGCTGCATCTAATGCTAGGTCAGCAGGGGAGAGAAATATCTCCGCTGTTAACCAAGATAAGATAACATCCAATACCAAGATTAGACAACAACAAGATGAAGCTGAAGCAAATGCTAAAGTATCAGCTGCAATGGCAGGTGCTAAAGGTGCAAGTGTAGATGCTACAATACAACAAACAGAAGTAAACGAGTCTCATGCACTTGCAGCTAGTAATAAAGCAGCTGGTCAGAGAACTGAACAACTTAAAGCAGGTATCTATAATGCTTCAATGACGTTGCAATCACGAGTAGAGAAGCCAAAATCTTCCTTCTTAGGTGACGTATTAAACGCAGCATCTTCATTTGAAATGAGTGATATCACAGATACTAAAGCCGCATTTAAAACAATGGGCATAGGTCAACCAGATGGTACATCAGCTAGTGATTACAGTGGTAGTGCTTTTGATAAGTGGACAGCTGAACAGGACGCAGGTACATTAAAAATATAGGGGTAGAACATGGCTGAATTCGGTCAACCGTCAAGAACGGCAACAAGTGATGCAAATGCTGGCGTAGTTAATGCACCAGCACAACGAGAGGTAGCTAGAACGTCTGTATCTCAAAACGTACGTACAGCAGGAGCCTTAGACGCACCACTGAAGAATGTCGGTTCTGCCCTTGGTGGTAGCTTCGTTCGTATGTTGAAGAAGAACACAGAGAACGTCAGAGCGCAACAAGAACTAGATGCGTCTCTTCGTCAAGGAACTGATAATGCAATTAATGCTATTGATTCTGAGAAGAAACGTACTGGTTGGGAGAAAGCTCTTTATGGTGAAGAGAACCCAGAGTATCGTGCAGCACAACAACGAGCAGTTGGTAATAATATCCAACAAGCTTATTTAGAACAAGCAAATAAAGTATCGGAGTTTGCAGGTGAATCTCAAGAAGAATATCAAGGACGGTTACGTGCTGGTCTTAATACACAATTAGAGAAGTATCCTAATGACCCAGAGACTCAACAGTTAATTACTGCAAATTGGTCTAAAGCATCAGAGAAGTTAGTAACACAACAAGCCAAAGAACATCATGGTCATAACTTATTACAGCAACGTGAGACAGTTAAGAATGGTGTGCGTGGTACATTTGATGTATTTACTACTGAATCTAAGAACATTAATACTGAGAAGGAAGCTCTTGCATTCACACAGAACGCTAGTGACTTCTTTAATATGAAAGCTAAACCAGCTGATATGGATGCAGGTGCTTACCGTGGTGTTGTAAATGAAGAGTTAATCTATTCATTACAATCAGGTAACATCGGTGCTTATAACATGGCTAAAGCTAATGGTTGGTTAGATAGTCTAAACACTAAAGAACAAACTAAATTTAACGCAGCTATTAATACG